TGTTGGTCTTTGGTCAGTCATAAGTTTTTCCACTCTCTTCATAATAAGCATCATTTTGTTCTGTAAGCTCGGCAATTTGGGCTTTCAACGCCTCTATTTCAGCTTGTTGCTGTCGTAGCATGGTAGCGGCTTTAAACAAACTTATTAAATGCAATTTTGAATCTAATTCTTGCAACTCATCAGCTAGTTCATTTGCGTTCATTCTTGTGCCTTTCTTAGTATTGCTCTAGCAAATCCAATTTCATCAACTTGCGTAAATCCAACATTGCAAAAAGATAAAAACAAATTGTGTATTTCCTCATCTGTTAGTGTCTTTGCTGGATAACTAACATACTCACCAGCCATATGACTAGCGGTTCTGTCAAAGGATTCATCTGCTGGATGGGTGTAGAGTGGAATTTTGCTAGTTGTACCTCTTGGTTCTGCTCTAGTCAAATATTCTTTATCACCATCTTCACTGCAAGTCCAAATCCACGCTACTGGTTCATTATTCACTTTAGTTCCTTTAATAGGTCATCCTGTATTGGCTTTGTGTTATTGGCCACATCATGCTTATGTACAATACTAAGTGAGATCATGAATGCATGCCTCCATGCCTCATCCCATATTGCTTTCGGGTCTAACAAAAGTTCTTCGGCTTTTGCAGTTTTAAGTAGTCTTTCCCAATCCTCATAAGCAATTTCCCATTTTTGCTTATTGTATAGAATGACACCCATTATTTGTCTTTCTTTGATTTCAATTGTTGTGCGCTAATTTTATTTGTACAATTAGCGCATTGCCAACGTTTAATATGCTTATTTGCTGTTTGTATTACTTGTCCTGTTTCTGCAGGTTGATAAGAAATACATGATGAGCAATAGCGTGTTTTTGCTGCATTTTCACGATCTTCTGTAGTGAATGAAGTCATTCTACCTCCCAAGGAAAGACCAACCATTTGTTTAGTAATTGTTTTGTGCCATAAAACTTTAAAGGCGGTAAATCGGCATTGTGGTATAACACAGCAAAATCTGCTGATGGGTGACATGCTTGTAAATGATTAATGGTTTTACCTGTGTCGTAAATTTCATCTATAAACAATAAATTCGGTAAACCATCGCCTAATTGTGAATCAGGCCAAACTACATACATTGGTAAATTTAACCGATGACTAAGCATTACTGCAGGCACCAATCCACCTCTAAGCACACCAACAATTGCATTATATTGCTTACCGCTTTTACGAATTTGCATGGTTAGCTGATCAACTAAAAATTCGATTGTAGACCAGTCAATAAAGACTTTTTCTTTCTTCATTCCGGGTTCCCAATGCGTATATTCTATAGTTGAAAAATCAACCATTTGCAAGCTCTAAATAATTTAATCCTTTATCAGAGACGGAAAGCTCTTTGATACGAAGATTATTATTCGGGTTTGTAACATTGACATATTCATTGTCACGAAGCCATGTTAGGTTCAAATAAATATGCGCTCTAGATCCGATTCGCTCTTTCTCTGCTGCTGTAGCTAAGTCTGTGATCTTAATCGGCGCATTTTCTCGAATTAAATCGAGAATAATTTCAGCAACATGGGTCATGTCTGCTTGTTGACGCTTCTGATGCCAAGCTAAAGGTGTTTTCATAATACAAGTACTCCATATGCAAACATACAACCTAATACAATCCCCATTGCAACTAAAGCTGTAATTTCCAGCCATCGTGGAATGTTGTATTTATCTAATAACATTCTGTTCCCTTTCAAGATTAAAAAAAGGGGCATAGTATTTAGCTATGCCCCACCGATTTAAGCCGCTAGCAATAGATTGTCTAAAGCTTTTTGCTTAAGTGTTGCGCCATAACCAAACCATGCACTACGGATACGTGCATCATCGGTTCTAGCATTTTCCCAATCAACTAATTGTGTAACCGCATTTAATGCACCCCATGCAGTACCGTTTGCTGATTCCAGATCACTACCAATGCCACGACCTTCAAACAAATCCAAGGCACGTAAAGCTTGGCGGCTTGGTTTGTCCTCGGTACCACCAAGCACATTTACAAAGATTTGTTTTGCTTTTGCGGAGTCCAACTTAATGCGAGCCAATATTTCGGCTGTTGATTGGAATGCCTTAAAGCCAGCATTAATTTCACCTAGCTTCTTCATAATGTCAGAAGGATCAAAGATGGAATTATGTCTTACTTTAACTGCTTGACCGTGGTTTTGTGCAATTTGCATTGTATTGTTGCATACAACGCGGACTGTGGTAAGACGTGCTTGTGTTGCCAATGAGCCATCGGCTGATGAAGCTAATAACAAATACTGGTTAACTTTATCGCCTGCAAGGTTGAATTCACCTTCCATACGTGCAAGTGCCCAATAATGTGCACCATTACGAAGTACGCCGGCTGTTTCAAGCTGTGCGGATGGACCAACAATTTCTTTGAAGAAATGTAAAACTTCGATTGGCTGAACAATTTTGTAACGATTTGAGACAATACCAAGTGCCTCGGATGAGTCTTTACGGAAGATTACTGTCTTGCCAGAATAAATGTTATTAATTCTGTCTTCTGTTGGTTGAAACAAAATTGAAGTTGTTGCCAATTGAAAATCAAGACCACTTTCTTTTGCCCAAGTGTCGATTGATGCATCAGCCGTTAATTGCTGACCAAGACCGTGCCATGGTGTTTCACCGACGTAGGCAATAGCATCCTTGCCGTCGATGGTTTTAGCTATCATATGTGCCATGTAGTGCTCCTTATTAAAGTTAAGAATTACGAATTTAACTACCTACTATATTACTAACTACAAGTACATTATACCATATAATTATACTTTTGATTATCACCATGTGAAATAAATTAAAAATTTGTACGCTGGATTAATTTTTCGATTGCTTCATTAGTTTTTTCGTACATTTCTTTATAGTTGGTACTTAAATCCCTTGCGGTTCTTGCCAATAACAAACATCTAACTGGTTGACCATCATTGTTTTTAATCACTTTATTTTGTTGCACAAAACATAGCTCATTAAACGAATTATTAATGTTATGACTTGTAAGCCGTGCGGACTCATAATCAAAATAACGAATTAATGTTGTCATCATACTCTTACTAAGTGCTGCTACACCATCAAGCTCTGAATCAACCCATTCCCAGACATCCTGTGCAAACTGTGCCCATGCTGATTTACTGGCTTGTATTACTTCTTGTTTGTGATCTGTCATAGGAGCCGGAGCTCTTGGGTCAAATGTCGTAAGATCCCTTGTCATGTAGAAATGCATCATGTGTTCAAAGCCTTGTTGTTCTTTACACCACTGTTTGACATCATGAATCATCGCATGACACACAATAGGGTCTAATGAATGTGGTATATAGATAGCTTCTCGACGAGCTCCTTCATTCACTGTTGTCACTTTTGCATGATTGGTTGTAAATGCATAGTTAATATAGTTTGTGATTGAGAATACATCTTGGTTTTTAATCTCAATTGGAATCGAGTCATTGGTTACGTAGTTTTTCACTGTATCTGCATGCCTTGCATTGTCCGTGCTTGGCTCATCTACAATAATCAATATGCGGTTCAATAAGAATGAGTTAAATCTTTCAAATAACCGATCCGGACCTAAAGACAGTGATAATTCTCCCATCATTTCTGCTATCCAGCCTACCGTAAAGCTTTTACCAATGCCTTGTCTTGGACTAATAAACTGTATTGTTGTGTTGTTTCTTTCCCAGGGTTTTTGTAAAAACTGTGCAACCCAATTATGGAAAAACTCTTCAAATTCTGGTGCATCTTTAAAAAAGTATTGGCACCAATGCAGCCATGGATCACATGCTCCTGCAAGTGGCTCATACTTCCAGTTTTTCGTGAAATTATAGTAACCATCAGGCGTAATGTTAAAGCCTTGGTGTTGTGGAAACATGCCTAATCCTTTCAGATTCAGGCGTTTGCTCCAAGCAGGATAAGCGTCGGCAAGTTTTACTATAGTCATTCGACCATTTGCAGCTGGACGAAGCCAAGTTTGATTAGCAAGTTCCGTTCGTATTCTTTGACTGCTCATTTGCATGCCATCAGATAAGCGAACCCATTGACCGTTGTAAATTCCCCATTGAGTACGTGCTGTGTAAAGATAATATTCTTCACTATTCTTCACCATAGTTGGGTCAACACAATCATTCAATACTTCTGAGAGTGTACCACCAATTTCTAAATGATCATCAATAGCATATTTCTGGCCTTTAATTGCTTTAAACTTACCAATGCGACACAAATGCACTTTGGCACCAAGGCCTGCAAGTGTGATTGCTAATTTAGTTTCTTCTAATGCAACCTGATCATTTGGCTCACCGTCTTCATATTTCCCATCATAATCAAAGAGAATAAACACATCACGAGATGCTAATCCTTTGTTGTATAGGACAGCCATCAGGTCTTTATGAACGGGCAGCTTGGATTTGTCAGTCCATGAGGATACACCGGCAAGGGCCAAACAGATATGAGGCAGTCCTTCTTTTTGGATTGCCTTGGTGATTGCGTGGGCTTTAAATTCACCCTCTGTGATAATTAGTGGAATTCCTAAATTCGTACGGGCTACCTGCCACATCGGGTTCTTAGGAAAATAAATGTGAGAGCCTGAATGCTGCCGTTGGCTATACTTTCTTTTTCCGCGCGGATTCAGAACTCGAACGCGAACGAAATCTGTTTCGTTTCCGTCCATGTCATAATAAGGAATCTTTACTGAAGAGCTAAATTCAGGAAAACCTAGAAGTGCTTGTGTGTCTTCTTCATTTAAAAAGGACAGACCTAATGCTTGTATATCATCCTGATCAAAGTTTCGTGAATTTAGGAAATCCTGATATAATTGTTCCGGTCTAATTGTTTGCTCATTGAAACCCAAGTCAATGCTCCTTCAAATGGTTAGATGACTTCATCGGTCAATCCTCTTAATCCCCAATGTTTCTGCATTGGGGATTTTTTTGTTCGTAATCTTTACTTAATACTAAATACTATTAACCCGGCACATCTTTGTGCCGGATAACCATCATATCACTAATTGAGTTCTTAGCAGTAAGAAATAGGAGTCTTACTTAACAATTGGTGAATTCTTAGTACTACATCACGACTTTTACCACCGATGTGCCATGTGCGAATATCTTCTTTGGCTTTACCTGAAGGCCCGCAATAGTTCTTACCGTCTTTCCAGTTATAAATTGTAGCAACTTCACCGTCCGGAAATTCTATGTACCACTCGGCATCGCATTTAAAATCATCGAAATGATCAGATGGTTCGCCAAACATATCGACCAATGTGGTATATGGTAAATTATGTAGGTAAGCTTGCAATGATGTGCCGTTGGCTGTAATGGAATCATCATCGTTGTGAGTAAGAAAGGGTTTGGTCATACTAACTCCAATTCTGTAATAGTATAATTATGAAGCTCATACTTTATTGCATCGTTCTGAGCATCGAGTTTGTGATGGTAAACACCAATCGGGTCTACCTCTTCCATAAGAAGATACACAGTGGTGGAATTATTCTTCGTCATCTTCTTCATCCCAATTGCAAGGATTATTGCCTGAAGTATCAATTTCGATACCACCAAATGTTAATACACCTTCTGCATCACGAGTACATTTAACATTGTATTGAAACTCTACAATTTGTGAAAGCGAAGGATCATGTTCTTCTGCATATGCATATGGAACGAGGCCAATGATACCAGCATCGACACCATATTTGTGACCACGATTACAACAGTATGTGCCATCACCATAACGTGTTGAGAAAGCAAGAACCTGAAAGCCATGGACTAGGCCAACAGGATGATTGAAATAATCACATGAAGCGAGCAAATCATCCCAGTCTTCTTTTGGCACTACATAGCAAGGATCGCCAAGGACGTACTTGCCGGGTGGCACGATAACAGTGACAACTTCTGGAGGTAATACTTGCATTTGAGTCATAAATTACTCCGTTTTTAAAGTTTAGAATTAAGATACTACATAACCATTATACCATAGATTACAACTATTGCATATCACTATGTAAAATAGTTTAAATCTTGATACTGTTAGTAAAAACGTTCGATACGATCTTTGATCTTTTCTACGAACATCTGTAAAGCAATGCCTTCCATCTCTACCACATCATCGAGATCATCGGGCACTGAATACTCTGTGGCAACATCACGAAGACGCTCGATTGTGTCATCGAGGAATTCGTCTGCCATCTTATCGCTGAGCGTATCAGCTAGTTTCTTAAGTTCATCTTTTGTCATTTCTGACTCCTGTTGTTGACTAAGACCACATTGCTGTGGTTTCGGCTATTAAAGCCTCATCAGTTAGCCTATGCAGCCTCTTTCTCGGCATCATAAAGCTTGGTGCCTTTGTACGTGCCTAGATACTGGCAACCATCTACTTGTGGGGCATACCACTTGATCTCGTAGTTCGCTGCATTAGGCAATGGAACGTAGAAAATGGTATAAGTTGCTTTCTGTTTTTTAAACCAGTCGATAACATCGTTAATGTTATCTGATGTGCGCCACTCTGCGTAATTGGCACCGTAAAAGTGAAATGGTTGAACGGAATCTATGGTATTCATGCTGCCTCCTTGTGAGCGGGTATTTTAGGGATTTCACGAACAATGACTGGATGTAAAGTTTCGCCTTCGATCAGTAAACGCTCGATACTTTTCTCGACATACTTGCGAACGTAGGCTTCTGTGTCCTCGTTGTGGACGGTAAGGTGGAATGAGACACGGTACATTCTCATGAGTGTAGTTCCCATGCTTTGAAGGCTGCACGATGAGTTGCCGCTTGGATTTTAATAAAGTCTTCACCCATATTGGCATCTTCGAAGATATCGAAGAGCTGAGTTGTGTGACGAATCCAACGCTGAATGTATTCATCGCGAGACAATTGAATGGGTTTGCCAAATGAATTGGTGAACTCTTTAGTTTGCATCAGTTTCTCCTATAATGTACTGCGTTGACTGGCACCAGTCGTTGATAACATACTGCACGTCTGATTTGGGAATGCCAAGCTGCTTAGAAACAATACAGATACGATCTGAGCGATCCATGACTTTTTCTAAGGCTGCTATAATGTCCATGACTTTATCGGGATTCATAGCACGTCTCTAAATTTAAGAACTTCGCTAACTGAGTCAGTGAAGTTAGAGTTGTTTAAATCTGGATTATCGAATAACTGCTGAGCTTGAGCCAAGCGTTGATCAACAGAACGATGAAATACTGAATAAAACCGTTGATACTCATCAGTAGTACCGAATTTCTTATTGATCATGTACTCGACCATAGGGCTTAGGTAATTCTTGTAAAAATCCTGAGCTTCTGGCTTAGTTGCAAAAGATTTAACAATTCGCTTTTGGTGCGGGGCATCAGTGCTGTAATCGATGGCGAATACAATCCAGTGATTGTCAGACTTTTTGCCTTTAGGCGTATAAGCACAGTTATACGGCCATGTGCCTGATTTGATAAGATTTGTTAGCATAATGTATCTCAGCTATGTTTAGAATTTAGAAGATTAAAATCGTAAATACTCTTTACTACATAACCATTATACCATATTTTGATACTTTTATCTACCACTATGTGAAATAATTTTTTGGTTTCGGTTACATAATCTAGGAAAAGTTACATGTTCGATGAGACATTTTAGCATTGTTCTAAATCTTAGTCTACTGAGTTACAGAATTTTATGTAACTGAGAGAAAAAGTGTAACCGAGAGAGCTAAGCAGCATAAGGTCAGTAACAGAGTTACATAGTTACATATTATATTTTATTGAATTGAAATGTATATAGTATATAGATATAGATCTGGCCTCGTTTTTGTGTAACTGTAACCAAAAAGTGTAACCGTGTTGCAGACCATGTAGAATTGTGAATATTCACAGAGGAGCAGTTATGAGCGAAAAGAAGATTCATGGCAATAGTAAGTACAATCCTGCATTTTGCGAGAGAGTCATTGAGATGGGCAAGCAAGGATTCTCGAAGGAGCAGATGAGTAGCGCTTTGGGCGTAGGCTGGGATTGCTTTGATAACTGGGCCAAGAAGCATGAAGAGTTCAACCAGGCCTTACGTACGGCGCTCCAAGAGGAGTTATCATATTGGGAAGCGCTAGGCTTACAGAACATTCTGGAGGTTCCGGGAGGACAACGCTTAAATGGCGCGGTCTACAACAAGATCATGGCCGCACGCTTTCCTCGAAAGTACTCAGAGCGGAACAAAGTCGAGCTCACTGGCGCCGATGGTGGCGCTGTACAAATCGAGAACACGCACACTCTGGGCCAAGAGATTCTGGATGAGATACTTGGCAGCCTCCAAAAATCGAGCCATGACGAGTGAAACGGGCTTTCGGCAAACGGGCTTTTAAACGGGCTCTAGCCCTTTCAGAATCGGCTCAGAGTCTCGAGATTGCTCAGATTCTGAGCGCTGAGCTCTCGAGCTAGCACGCAGGGGTGGATTATTCCCTGGGCTTTTGGGACTGCGCCGAGTGCCGAGCTCTTAGAATCTGAGCAGCTTAGCGTTTAGAATTTAGATTTCAGAATTTTTCTCCTTTATTTTTTGTTTCCTATGATTCTATTATACCATAGTTCTATGTTTTATTCTTTCACAGTGTGAAATAAATTATTTTTTTACTTTATCACATCATGAAATTCTGAAGTACTAATTTATGGTATAATGAATCGTAGCAAGCAATAAATTACTTAATTCTTAACTTCGGAGATTTATATGAAAAATTCTTTCGCAATTAAAAACATCGAATGCTTTCCTTCCAAGCTCAAAGCTAAAATCGCTGGCACTGATTTCTATGTTAACATCGAGAAAAAATCAATTCTCGAATATTTAAAAGCTCTCCCAGCAAATGGTGAAGTTTGTAATGTTGAATTAAAAGATTACATCTACATCGAATTCATTCAACAATAATCCTCCCACTCGGATCCCAGGAGCCTAGCTCCTGGGATCGAAGTTTTAGCTTGGCTCTGGGCACTAGGCTACGGGCTTTTTTACTGCAGAAAGCATAGGACCTCGAGACTTCTGCTGGGGGCGCGCTAGGCTCGCTTCTGAGCACACAGTCCTCGGTAACCTAAAAGTAAACACTTATCTCTGCAGCTCTCTGCAGCACTGCAGCTTGGCTAAATTGCGTAAGGATTAACAGACCGATTCGGTCTAGGGTTGTCATCATCCACGTAAATGGAGGATGTGTCTGGCACATAGTCCAGTGTGATCATGCCACTGTCTCGCAGGTATCGGAGTGCTTGGCTCAAAGCATCCACGTAATCGTCATGTCTGCCTAACGGAAAACTGCATACTTCGGATATGAATGGTTGTATCCAAGTCCTAGGCTGCCCAGGTATCTCACTGCTTTCAGGTAGATACATGAGCCCCTTCTCGATCATCGGAGCTACGATGTTTAATCGAGTTGCCTTATCTGCCGACCCCGGATTGTAGCCTCGAATAGGAATCCGTGTTTGTTGCAAGTCCTGTATCAGTGCTATGCCACTAGACTTGTTTTCAATCAGCACCAAGTCTACCTTCTTCCCGCTCCCGAATTCATCCGGATTACCGTAGACTTCGGTGTACTCGTCCTGTAGCTTAGCCCTTAGATCCGGATACAGTAGATGCTCAGACCAACAGTCTATCAGCATGACACGGTTGCCTTGATCAGGCCCAGGTCTGAAGATGCCTAGAACCACACACGCAGTGGGGTCGTTAACAGTCTTATCAGAGGTTGCTACGTCATAACTTTGTACTACGTATGAAAATTCAGGGAACGGCTTTTCGGAGTCATAGAGCTTGAACCAGCTTCTTTTGACCAGACCGCTCTCTTCTGGATTCAGAATCTCAGCGTGAATCTCTTGGCGGCCGATCTCTGTGCCTTCGTACTGGAGAATCTGATTCTGGAATGTCGGTGCCAGATTGTGCATGTTGCTATACGTACTTGCGGTTGTGACATGTACATCTTCACCGTCTCTGTCATACAGCTCTACGATCTTAGGAACCGGTTTAGGAGTGGTAGTGCAAACCATACGTGGCTTCTTACCTAGCCGTAAACTGAACTGAATCATGTCCCAAGCATCATCAAGGTAGTCATAGGCAGCTAGCTCGTCTGCCCAGACATGGTGCCATTGTGGACCGCGGAAGCGGCTAGGCTCAGATGCAGCAATACCTTTGATTAAAGAACCATTCTTTAGAGTCAGTTCGTGCAGAGAAATGCCGTAGTTGGAGATGATCTCGGGAGGCGTGACGTTTAGCAGGCCGGATTCTCCGCCAAAGCACACATCTCGTATATCGCCACTGGTCGGAGCAGTGACTAGAATGCGGCTCTTAGGATTTGACCATGCAGTCCACCACACCCACTCGGCGGCAAGCCTTGTCTTTCCGGCTCCACGACCAGCTAGCAATAGCCAGATCGCCCAGTCTGTGTTCGGTTCTATTTGGTGAGGTAGTGCTACAGTCAACCACTTTAGCCGAGCTTTAAAAGCTGCTCGCCACTCAGGCGACATCTTCGATAACTCGGCATCATGCTGCTTAATTCGTTTGGCTATTAGTTTGAGCTGCTCATCAGTCAAAGGCATAAGTTATTGTAACACTTACTCAGATAATGTTATGATCTGTGGACATGGATCCTAGCTCTAACGTCTCGGTTTCGTTTGACCCGTCTGAAATTGAGGCGATACTCAATAAGTCTGCACAACAGACTTCACCGTTGCAAGCAGTAGTTCCTCAGCAAGAACAGCCACAAGCAGTTCCTCAACAAGAAGCGCCATCACCATTTGGCGCTCTTAGCACACTTGCAAACCATGCGCTTGACTACATCACGCCTAAGCTACCGTCGTTAGATGACATATCCAACAAACTACAGACATTACCAGAAGACATTACTCGATTTCTGACTAATCCACAAGCATTCACAGAAGCAGCGACAGGTAAAAACCCATTACCACAAGAAACTGGTTTTGCTGCATCGTTCACAGGCTTACCTGCTAAGAATCCGAACTCGTTATTTACACCAGAAGGAATGGCATACCAAGAAGGGTATGAAACTGGTGAGCCATACGGCATAGCAGCACAAGTTGTTCCATTTTTATCGCCTATTGCTAAACCATTAGCTCAAGAAGCTGCTACTCGCGCGTTTATGGGCGAATCGTTATTGCCTAAGCAGCTACAACCATTTGCATCTGACACTGGTGCTCTTGGCATTATGGAAGGACGCTCATCTAGAAACTGGTCACCTCAAGCAGAAAATCAGTTTCTAAATAATGAGCAAATAGGTATGAGCCCGCATGCTAATTTAGCAATGACAGGAATGCTTAGAGGCCCTGACGGCATGCTAAGACAGCAGATCTCAGACAAAGCTGCTCAAGTAAAGCTTCATGAGAGTCTGATTCCTAGAAAAGATTTAACACTTGAAGATGTGTATGATCATCCAAAGTTGTACGACTCTTATCCTTGGCTAAAAAATATTCCTGTCATCTTTAGAGAAGATTTGCCAGAAAGATCCATGGGTGGTTATAGCCCAGCATCTAATCATATTTATCTCAATGCAAAGCATATCAACAATGCTACTGAGATGAAGAAGACATTTGGTCATGAAGTATCACATATCATTCAGCAAGCAGAAGGATTTGGTAGAGGCGGTAATGAGGCAATGTTTCCTGTTACTCAAGACATTGCAGATGCAAAAGAACTAGAAACATATATGAATGCTGCTAATATTTCTGCAAAAGATGCAGCAGATCTATTTCAAGCAACACACAAACGCCGCCCATCAGAAGTTGCAGTAAACTATGCAAATTCTGGACAAGCTAGCATGGTTCCTTACTTATCGCCTACAAAGCGGTATGAGCACATATTAGGTGAAATAGAAGCAAGATTATCAGAAAACCGAATGGGATTGACTAATGAAGAGCTTAGGCAATACTATCCTTATGAATTTAAGCCTCAAAAATTTAACAGTGGTCTGCCCGAGAAAAAGAATTTTGGTTTAGAAAATGACACAGATCTAGAGCATGCATTAATTCATGCAGGCTATGATGCCAAAGGCAAACATATCTTTATGACAGCTCCTGAATGGAGACGGTCACAAGCTGCAAGAGAAAAATTAGCAGCTCGTCAAGTGCCGACTACTGATGAGATGAGAGCTGAACTAGCATTACGTCCATCAGAAGATATGATGTCCGTCAAAGAAAAAGGCGGCAACTGGCCTGAGTCATGGCTAGATCGTAACATGGAAAGACTAAAGAAAAAAATTCCTGAGTTTGACACATCAAAATCGTATACTCAAGATCAAGCAAATTATATAAGCAATCGTTTCCCTGGCATTCAAGATGCATATGCCATGGATTTTAGACAATCAGGCAAGCATGGCATGGATTATGGAAAAGACTTTTGGCCGTGGATGGAGCAAAACTTTCCTAATGAGCTAAAAGAGCTAACAACCAAAGCCACAACAGATCATGCATTGAATAACTGGGTTGATAACAGACTAAAGCCTTATCTTAGAAATGAGTTAGCTACTCCTAATGATTCAGTTAGAAAACTTGCAGATGAGCATGGAATTAGCCACATCAAAGACTTAGAAAATACGCAACCCATGTCTAAGTTTGCTTTAGAAGAAGCCAGAGAGAGAAATAAAATGCCGCTTGAAGGGCATGCCACAACTCCGGCAGGTAAAATGTGGGAAAATTTGGCCGACACTAGTGTACATCCTATGCCTGCTAAAGAGTTTATTGGCGACTATTTTGCAACTGCAACTCAAAACCCTGGATTAATAGAAGCTGCAACACGTGATCCTAGTGCAAAAATTCATCAATTAGGCAGTGACTTTGACACAAGGCTTGGTCTTGATCATTTAATGGATGAGCTTCGCAGCTCACTTACAGGAAATGTGCCTCAGCATTTAGCACTAACTCCTAAGACATTAGAGCGTATGACAATGGCCGATGCAGTTCGACATGTCAGCAAAATTAATGACTACCGTGAAAAGCAGATGGCAAAGACCGCTGCTAAAGACATGGAGCATTTTCCGCCTATTAAAGCATATGCAAATGGTGATAAGTGGCATGAGATTAAGATGCCTGATGTAGATCATCCGTTGGATGAAGGGCATGAACTTATTCAGTTTACTAATGAGAATGGTAAGCCAGTTCATAATATTATTAATAAAGCTACTGGTGAACGCATGGTTGACACCACAAAACATGCCAAGCATGCAATGGAGCAATATAGCGAGAAAAAGAATTACGAACTTCTTGATAAGACACTCAAGAATGAAGGTGACATGATGGGTCACTGTGTAGGCTGTTATACCGATGAAGTTGCTAGTGGTGACACAAAGATCTTTACATTACGCGATAAATCAAATAAGCCTCATGCAACTGTTGAGATGAATGTAGTTGCGCCAAGATGGGATGAACTTCCTGATCATGTTAAAGGAATGCAAACCCCTGATTTAGAAGATTGGATTAAAGACAACCCAACTGTTGTGCTTAATCAGTTTAAAGGTAAGCAAAATAGACCGATTATTGAAAAATATCGTGATCAAGCACTTGACTTACTAAACAACCCTGAAAATGTTCACACGATTTATTCAATTACTGATGAAGGTAGACGTGACCTAGCAGGCGCAGGTATTATAGATCGTAATGATACGAAAAGCGTTATGAATTCTTTAATGTCCCCTTCTATGGACACTAAAGGAAGCAAAATGGATCTATATAATCAGTTGCTTGAGAAAACCCCTGACTTGCCGCGTTTTGTGACAACAGATCATCTTCGTGAATTACTACAAAGTAATAAGCCTAAGGGACATAAAAAAGGCGGCAAAATCACAAAAATGAACGAAGGCGGTATCTCTCCTGCATCTGATATTCCACAAACTCCTGCAAAACAGAACCCAAACACAACAGATTACGTGAAACCAAAGACAGTTGACCCTGGTTTTAGAGAAATCTTTGAAAGAGTAAGAAATACGCCTAAGCCAACTAGTGGTGGTGGAGGTGGTGTAGGTTATGTCCCCGGTGGCAGCAACCCTTTTAACCCTGATAGCCCTTTAAATCGAAAACGCGGTGGTCGTGTTAATATCGATCAAATGAAGTTAGAACTCGCAATGAGGAAATAATATGCCAGAAATGCCAATTCCCCAAGATTACAATCGTTTTATTAAAGGAGAAGATGGCGCTGCACCTGATACTGACGATGATGACTCAATTTATGAGATTCTTGAAGATATTGAAGGCGCAGCAGGAGAAGTTGAAGAATTACCTGACGGTAGTGCAATTATTCGCTTCGATGACCTAAAAGGACCTGAAGAATCACCTGATTTTTATGAAAATCTGGCTGATTCTGGGTCTGTTGACTCATGGGATCTTGACACTATTGCCCTGAAGTACCTCGATTTGATCGAAAAGGATAAACAAGCTCGTGAAGACAGAGACAAGCAATATGAAGACGGTCTTAGAAGAACTGGATTGGGGCATGATGCTCCTGGGGGCGCTCAATTCATGGGAGCCTCAAAAGTCGTCCATCCGGTCATGGCGGAAGCATGCGTTGACTTTGCAGCCCGAGCAATTAAAGAACTTTTCCCGGCAGATGGCCCGGTCAGGTCGAAAATCATCGGGGAAGCAACGAAAGAAAAGCAACAAAGGGCAAATCGCAAACGCGATTACATGAATTGGCAGTTAACTGAGCAAATCGAAGAATATCGTGATGAAGAAGAGCAAATGCTCACTCAGTTACCTCTTGGTGGTAGTCAGTACTTAAAAATGTGGTATGACGAAGGTAAAAAACGACCCTGTTGTGAATTCGTACCTATCGATAATGTATATCTACCTTTTGCAGCAGGTAATTTTTACACTGCAGCACGTGTTACTGAAGTTCAAGACATTACACAAGAAGAATACAACCTTCGTGTGCATAACGGCCTATATGCTGACTTAGATGTGTATAGAGCCCCAATGGAGCCTAACGAAAGCAAGGCTCAGAAGGCAAATGATAAGATCGAAGGTAGATCTCAAAAGCATGACAACGTTGACGGCGTTCGAAGAGTTTATCACATCTTTACTTGGTTAGAGTTGGATGAAGATAAGTTCACCAAAGGCGATCGTGCCCCTTACATTTTAATGATTGATGAAAATGAAAGAGCAGTGATCGGTCTCTATAGAAACTGGGAGAATGGCGATGACTCTTTTACTAAGTTGGACTGGCTTATTGAATTTAAATTCATACCTTGGCGGGGTGCTTATGCTATTGGTCTTCCTCACCTCATTGGTGGTCTTTCTGCTGCTCTTACTGGCGCATTGCGTGCTTTATTGGATTCTGCACACATTAATACAGCGCCTACCATGCTTAAGCTCAAAGGCGCAAAAATCAGTGGACAAACCACAGTAATCGAACCTACGCAAGTATCTGAAATTGAGGGAGCACCCGGTGTTGATGATGTTCGTAAAATTGCAATGCCTGTTCCTTTTAATCCTCCTTCTCCAGTACTATTTGAACTATTAGGTTGGTTAACACAAGCGGCAAAAGGTGTAGTTACTACATCGGAAGAAAAAGTAGCTGATATTACATCAAATGCACCTGTTGGAACAACACAAGCGTTAATTGAACAAGGAGCTGCTGTATTTAGCTCCATTCATAGTCGCTTACATGATTCACAGCGTCGAGTATTTAAAGTTTTGACTCGTTTAAATAGATGGTATTTAGATGAGCAAAGAAAGAGTGAAATTGTAGCTGATTTACAAGTTACTCAAGAAGATTTTACATATAACTCCGATGTGATTCCGGTAAGTGACCCACATATTTTTGCAGAGTCACAACGTTATGCGCAAATTCAAACATTATCTCAGCGTGCTGCGGCTAACCCTGATTTATACAATCGTCTGGAAGTCGAAAAAAGAATCTTAAAGCAGATTCGTTTACCTGACATTAATGCTGTTCTTCCTGATCAGCATGAAGTGGAAGATATGAACCCTGCATTAGAGAATGTGGCAATGACACTAGGCAAACCTGTTGGCGCATTCCCTGATCAAGATCATTTGGCTCATATGTTAGCACACTTACAATATGATCAAGATCCGATTTTTGGATCTAATCCAATAGTAGCACCTATCTTTAAGCCGGCAGTATTGGAGCACTTAAAACAGCACTTAACACTGTGGTATTTAAAACAAACACAGTCTTATGCTTCCAATGCACTTGGTGAACCATTTGACATATTTAAAGTACAACCACATCTTGTGGAAGCACAGAAAATGGTTGCAGGCGCTCTTGCACATGTACATCAAGATTCACAACAAATGCTTTCTGAAGTTGGACAATCAATTTCTCAAATCGTACAAGCAGTACAGCAAATTCGTAAGAGTCAAGTTCAAATTGATCCTACTATTCAGGCTGAAATGCAGGCAATGCAACAAACTGCTAAGATGCAAGTTGATCAGAAAGCTCAAGAAGCACAGCTTAATGCTCAAGTATCTGCTCAGAAGAATATGCAACAAGCACAACTTGCTCAACAAGAGATGGCACAGAATATGGAAAAAGAAAGAGCCAAGCTTCAGTCATCATTTGTTGAGAATACACAGAATAATTTAGTCAATAAAGAGATTAAATTTGCAGAAATGGACATTGATAGCCGTAAGGTTGAAGCTGAAATGGCAAGAACTGTTCAAGAAGCACAGCAGAAGTA